ATCATGCCGCGATGCGTGAAGTTCTGCAGGTCATGGTAGATCTCGCTGTACATCCGTCCGTCTACTTGGTTAGTCATGTTCTCGATTCGAACCGAGTTCACAGACACAACGCCGTTCGTGTTGTAGATGAGGTTGTCGATATCCGAGAGAACGATCGGCTGATCGATGTGGAAGTTTTTGACGTTGAAGAACTTTCGAAGTTTTGCGTTCACGAGCTGCAGCACGGTCTTCTTGTTCATCGCCAGATCGACAGTGACTTCGTATGACAGTTTGATGTTGACGATGCGAGCGTCGACGATGTCGATGGCGTCGGAGATCATCCGATAGCCGTTGAGATACGTCTTGAGATTGTCCTTGAGCGCGTCGCTAGCGAAGTCGAGTCGGTCGTCCGCGTCCTTACAGATGACGTACAGCTGAGTCGAGAGCGGGTTGTTGGGCGTTGCTCGAGCCGCGGCCCTGAACACTCGGCCGAAGTCGGACGGCATCGTGTAAACACGAGAGAGAAGGTCTGGCTTCGTCACGATGCGCGACTGGGCGCTTCGAACGAGCGGAACGAGCTCCTTTAGATCTTCGGACGTCGGGGCGTCCAGGCCACCGATGGCCTTCTTCTTGTTCCTCACGGTCACCGAGCCACGCACTGCGGCAGCGATCGCAGGCGAAGGAGTGACTGGGAAACGCATGACCAGAGAACTCACCACGCGGATTGTGTTAGGCTCCACATTGTGTGTTGCGCCACCGCCGTATCGATAAGAGACCGTAACGACTGTGTCGAATCCAGCGACGCCAAGTGTCTTCGTATCGAGAAGTTTTTGAGGGTTGAGCGTCGTCCGTGAGAATGTCGTCTTGCCATACAGGGGCAACGCAAACAGCGACGGATCTGGAACTGCGTCATCTTCAAGCGTATCGGCCGAACCACCACCGAACACGAGCGTCATGCTTCGATCTTCGAGAGAAACACGATTCGTGTAACGATATGGCGCCGGCATGATCTGCATGACAGCGGGGACTTGGTTCGCGTCATAGCCGGCGTTCTGGTTAGCCTTGTAAACAACATCCTCGGCAAGGTTTCCAACTCCGTGGTAAACGTTTCCAAGTGCGTCTGTTACTGCAGCAATGGACGTTACGTTGACATTGCCGAGAGTTATACGACGGAATGGTACAAATCCGTTGAACGCGAAAGACTCCGATGTTGAAAACCCGGAAACAGCAAGTGCCTCGCCACGAAGAACGAACGTAAGCGGAGTGCCATCCGTGTTTGTCTCTCCAACTTGATACTCAACAACAAGATTCCCGTCTGAGTCAACAGTTGTGTAATCGACGTCGCTGACAAGCTCAAAACGCACGCCGTTCTCGGCTGTGCACACACTTCCGGCTTCAATTACTGACAACGCAGACGGGAGTGGACGTAGCACGCCGCCAATGCTTGCGACCGGTGTTTCGATAAACATTGACAAGTAGACGACAGCCGGGGAAGCCCCGACGATATCAACGCCAGCACGTCGTAGCTGTCGTTCGATGTTGTCTGTCTCGACCGCTGTTTCAGGATCAAGCTCGCTGAACTGGTGATCCAGGTAGAAAGATAGCGAGTCGCCGATGTACGCCGGCATGTCCATGAGCAGACCGCCCATGCTTGCTTCTGAAAGATCAACGATCTTATCGCCATAGTACGATCGTGCATACTCCACAAGGTCCTGTCGGAATGCGTCGAACTCCTTGTTCAGATAACGACGTTGTCTGACAGACTTGATGGCATCTCGCTTGGTATCAGACATTCAATTTTTCCTCACGTGAGACCCACGACCACTTCCAAGGATTGCTTTGGCGAATTTATAGATGGCACATCATAAGTGAGCAAATATCGACGAAGAGCAACCCTCGCCACGTTTGAACGTGATTGCACATCTTCGGCTGCGTCTAGAGGCACCATCTCTTGCAAAACCAGGTACGGCATCCATTTTTCTACAGCAGCCTTGATGCGAAATGCGACTTCTTGATCGTAATCATCGCGTGCGAGGCGCTCGGCTGCCAACTCAATGAGATTGGCCCCGAAATCGAACTGACCAAGACGCTCTCCCCAGTTGGTGAGCACAAGATTACGAAGGTTATCCCTGATTTGATCAAAGAGGTCAGTGTGCATCTCAAACAGTGCCGTGTTGCCGTAACGGATTGGTGTTTTGATGCCAATCGGAATGACAACGCGTGTTGTTTCGATCTCAGAACGAACCGCTACGGTGCTCTTTCCGACCGACTTGAAGGAGATCGCTGACGCTGCCACGTGTGTAACTAGACTTTCACGCGAGACCCAGCGCCGAGCCGATCGTCTTCACGACGAGGCCGGTGCCAATGATCTGACTGACAACCATGCAAAGTAACGCGATGACCGCGTTCTGGATCATGACGATGAATGTGGCGACGAGCAACTTGGGTAGGATGACCAAAAGGCCGACCTTCGCAAGAATGTCAAGGACAAGCGGGAAGACGATCTTCAAGACAAGTTCGAAAAGCCCGGGCGGATCTGGCACGAGCAATTGTGGTGCTTTAGCCGTGAATTGAACGACGAGATCTGGCAACAGTGTGATCGGTAGAGTGAGCAGAAGCTCAAACAACGCAGGGAAAACGAGGAAGTCAAACTCCGGAACAGGGATGGCCGGCAGACTCGGAGGCGTAGGCAGTGGAGGGATAAGACCTACGATTTCAACTGTTATCGAAGGGTCGATGTCGTACGCGATTTTCAAGGCCGGTGGCGTCGGAATGAGCGCGAGGATCTTCGGCAGGTCAGACAACTTCAGATCGATGGCGATGTCGGGCGGCAGAAACCCTGTGTAATCAAGGACTGGTGGAGCGGCCGCGTTCCCTGGTATGTTCATCGCCTTCATCAGTGGCGCGTATAGGTTGTCGACGATGATCTTCTGATACCCTCCCTTTGGATCACGCAACGTATCGTATGTGAGCGGCGCGAAAGGCGACGGGTCGAACCAAAAGAGGTCACCAAGTGGATCGGTCGGGTTGGTGAGCAATCGATCGGGATCGAAAAGCTTCACACCGGCCGGCGGCGGGAACGGGATGCCGATGAGGCTTGAGATCTTGGCACCCATGCCATCCTTGTTGCCACTGGCCAGCAACGCGACGACCTGCAACGTGAAGGAGTCACGTGCATCAGGCGTCAACACGTCGTCGTCGCCGAGCACGCCCACGCCGTTAGGTCCTAGACACTTGGCTGTGTAAGCCATTACTTCATCATCACTTTCGTCGCGAACTTGCCATTTGGCCCTCCTAGACCAACCTGCGAGCCGATGGTGGAGACGATGGGAGGCCCACTGGCTTGACCACCGCCGTTCACGCCCGCCGGCTGGCAAAGTGGGACCATGTTGGCATCCTCACCACCTAGCAAAACAAGACCGTTGCTTGCTGGGATTGCGACGATGTTTCCATCCTTGATGAGGAATCCTGCACATTCTGATTCGGGCGCGTCGGCTGACGGTTGAACAAGAATCTTTGCGGTTTTTCGTGCGATCATGCGAATGTGATCAGTCTTGATGACAGTTGCAGGTCCAGGATTATCGCGACTTGAGAAGTTGATCGCGAAATTGCCGTCGGCGTCCGTACTCATCGAGACGTACATTCTGGAAAGATCAAGAGCAAAGTCCGGATCACCTTCCTCACGATTCTCGTCAGCCTTTCGTTTCGACGTTTCTTTGCGTCCGAGCGTGTTATCGATCTCCTTCGAAGCCGTCTTCTTCGAACGACCACGTCCTGCGACGATGTCGATGGTGCCTGCTAGACCCTTCTTGTCGTTTGCTGGCTTCCCCTTGGCTCGTTTGCCTTTGTCTCCAACTTCAAACTCGGCTGTTCGCCCTGTACGGTCTGTTCCTAGCACAATGAGCGTGTTGTTGGAACCTTGAAAGGCAGTATCACCTGGCCGTTTGCGATAGCGTGGTACAGCTTCATAATCGGCTGTTTTTGCCGAATCTGTGTCCTTCAACAGTTTTTCGTAAGCCTTCTCACCTACATCTGACGAACTCGCTCCGACACCCGAATTGATGATCTTTCCGTCACGCACGTACGTGGGTCCGTTATCAAACCCTGGGGTCGTGTCAGCTGCCTTCTCAAACTTGTCAGCAGCGTCTTTCGCACGTTCCTGGATGTGGAATTTTCTGTCCGCGTGTGTGTGATTGAGGTCATCTACGTGCCGTGGCTCGGAAATCCTGCACATCCAAAATCCATGATCGATCTTCTTGCCTTGCTCAAAGAACGCCCATACGTGCTCGCCGGCTTGCGTTGGCAACATGATATGAGGCGGAAAAAACGGGAAGAGATAATGGTGACGCGAATGTGCCGATGCGGTCTCGTTCACAACGCGTGCGATGACGGTGTTGGGTGGCATTTGCTTGAGAAAGGCCGCTTCAACAAGTCCGTACTTTGCTTGGATATCTTTGATGCGAGCGTCATCAAGTTCTTGCGGATCAAAGATGACTTCGTCGACAAGAAAACGACTCAGGAACCGATCGCCGTCCTGCGTTCCCTGAGCCATCATCATGGCTCCGATCACTTCGCCAGCACGACCCTCAGCTGCAGCGGAAGACGCGCCGTTGCCGCTGCTCATCGCTTCTTGCCGATCTTCACGGGTTCCTCAAACTTGTTGTACAGGTCATCCTGACTCATCTCTTCACCTTCGGCCTGCTTCTCCAACGCTACGTTCACGAGCTCGGCAAGCTTCAACAGCTGATCGTTTGCACGACTCATACGCTCGATGTACTTGGCGATGTTTGGACCATGAAGCGCATGTTGTTGCGCGTCGGCCGCCACGAATCCAGACAGATGAGTGTACATCTGGAACGCGTAATCACGATCTTGAAGAGCGTTCGTGTAGATGTCCTGCCAAAGGATCTTGCGTTTATCCTGCAGAGTCGTGATGGACGCAAGCAGGTCCTTAAACTCGGCGATCTTGGTGTTGATGTTCTCGTTGATTGTCGTCACAAGACTAAAGTAACGCCTTGGTCAGAGATCGAGAATACCGATGCGCTCGAGGCGGTAACGTCGCTTGATGGACTGAAGGGCTGTCGTCAGCTGCTTGGACGTGAGGCCAGACAGCTCACGAAGGTACAGGAGAATGCCACTCTTGTTCAAGATGTCAGGAGCGTTGTTCCCGTTCACTAGCTCAAACAGACGCGAGATGGAGTCGATGCACAAGATCTCGTTAGGGTTCGTTGTCTCGTGACGAAGCTCGCTCAACATGGCGACAACCTTGCGTGAGATGAGCCCATCAGGCCTGTTATCGTCATCGAAGGCTCGCTGCGAGTCCTCCATGATCTGGTTCTCGAACGGCGCGATCTGATCCTCATCATCGATGGAGATGAGCTTGCGCGCCTTCGTGTTCTTCTGCTTCGTCCTGATGATGAGCCAGTTCTTGGCGACGACGTTAAAGTAAGAGAACGCGTTCGTTCCACGTGTTGAGTCGAACTTGTGGATCGTCTCAAAGAGGAAGTGAACACAGTCACACTTCAACTCCTCAGACGTCTCGTTAGCGGCTGTGAAGCGGTGTATGTTGACAAGGTTGTCCACTAGCGCTGTGAACGCTGGTGAGATCCTTGCAATGTACACGGCGTCGCGTGACTTCTTGTCCTCGCCTAGGCCTTGATACTCAACAATCGCCGCCTGGGTGTCGGCGTTGAAGTACATGCGAGAGGGGTCAGTTTTACCCGGCTTCCGCTTGATCTTGCGGCGGGGATTTGCTTCATTCTTGGTCGGTGTCACTGGCTGGAGCTTTCTCTTCCTCTACGTTGTTCCAGCTCTGGGCGAGTTTGTTCGCCACGACCAAGAGGTTGCCGTGAACTCGTTTGAGCTCCTTGTGGATCTGAATCACTTTCGAATCGTTGGAAGCAAGAGGGAGCTGGAGAATCTTGCCGACGATCCCATACGACAGGTTGATGGAGTCGAGGCATTCCTCAACTGCGAGCGCGCCAATGTGCGCCGTGTTGTTGATCTTAAGCGCTCGCTGTGTGATGTACACGTTTCCAGCAAGACTGACAACAAGCAGCACCGAAAGTATGACGATTGTGATGATCATCCGCCAGCCTTTCGAAGCAAGTCTTCGAACGAAGCAGACCAAGCCGCTGCAATTGCATCTTGGCTGTACTTCGCTCTGATTTTCACACCAAGATCTCGAGCCCAATCACGCGGGATGCTGGCCGACATGCGGAACTTTCGAATCCGACGCTTGAAATCACCCTCAGATACCTCAGCCCACTTGGCACCGACGGGGAAGATCTTTCCATCGGCTCGCTCCTTAGGGATGGACTGCAGCACGCATGGC